ACCATAAGGACCGTAAATTGGGTTGCCATCGTAAGCATATCCAAGAATAGGAGAGTGGAAAGCGTTGGGTGTCTCCAAGTTACCCGAATCAATGTTATCTCCAAGTTGGAATCTAAGTTTTTGTGGAGGATAGATACCGATTGTCTGTAATTGGAAGGCAGGGTTCGTACTTGGTTTAGTAAGTAGCGAATCTTCGTCACTAATGATAGCACTGTTCTTCTGAACTTGGTTAATCTTCCATTCACGAACATTTGCAATAAACTTGGCAGATTTACCTCTGTTTTGCAGATCAAGTGTAGTATCGCTTGATCCATAACCAATACCACCATCAAGAACTCTTACACCAGTAATCTTATCACCAGTAATGACTGGTCTGATGTCTGCAAAGTCTCCTGTGGGACTGTAGATGATGATATCCGAGTCTTCACGGTATCCTTTACCAGAAGCAAGGATTTGAACGTCTACAATCGATCCGTCAATGATAATTGGTTTGAGAAGTGCTTGGTAAACAACAGTAGAGATACCAACATCAGGTCTTCTATGGAAATCCATGATATTAGTACAACCATAACCAATACCGCCTTCCTCTAAGTAGACACTTTCGATTTCACCAAGAACTAACGGTGAAAACTCAGGTTGAATGGTAGTTGTGCTACCGATAGCAGATAAACTTTCAACATTAACAACAATCGGAGGATATTTGAAGGTATGCTTACCAGAACCAAATCCACGAATTACAGTTGTCTTGTTTTTGTTGTAATTAACAAGATTTCTCTGTGAGGTGACTCCAACATCACATAATCTAAATCTGTTGCTGTCAATTACCTTAACTGCATACTGTGTGGTTGTAGAAAGACCACTTGCGATAGTTCCATCTGTAGAATACTCAACAATCTCGCCATTATTGAACTTATGATTAAAGGCAAGGACATAATCATCTGATGTGCTGATACCTGACTGCACATCACCGTTAGTAGGTCTACCTTGAACGATAACCTTCTTGTTTGAATAACCAGATCCAGAATTCTTAACGTAGATCTTAGTAATTGTATTTTTAGCAGATACAGTTGTAAGACTATGGAAACCAAAACTGATATTTCCGATATTTACAGTGTTGATACCAGCCTTAGCATCTTCGGGTGTCTTATGTAACTTAATCTTCTTCTCATTAATGACACCAGCGTAATATGTCGATCCATCAACAATATTAACGATAGGAGTGTTACCTCTTGCATCATAAATGATACCCTCTCCAGATTCAAAGTTATGTCTAGTCTGGAAAGTGATACTTTCATCAAATGTATCAACAGATGTACCGTCAGCCTTAAAGTTAGCTACAATACGACCTCTGACTAAGTTAGATTCAAGGACGGCACCAGTTCCGTTACCACCAGTAACAGTAATCTTGGGTTTTTCCTGATATCCGATGCCAGGAGTAACCAGTTTAACTTCTCTAAAGGATCCAGACACATTAACATGACCAATAGCACCAGATCCTTGTTGATCGTTAATGATGAGTGGCGGTCCTGTGATAACGTCATAATCTTTACCAGAATTTGTGACTTTAATCTCTGTGATGTCGCCGTGGAAGATCTGTTCGTCAAAAACAGTAGGAGGAAACAGTTCAACACCGTTTGCTAGTAATCCAACTGCTCTGTTATTGATTTGTCTTTGGTTCTTGTCGTCAAATAAAGTCTTCTGTTTATAATTAGGATACTTTCTAAGAATTTTCTGGTTTTTAAGAGTTTTGTTCTCCCATCCTGACTTATAGATGAACTGTCCAGCAGTATCAGTTCTAACAGCAATATACTTCTTCGCAAATACGTCAGAACCACTATATGACAAGTAGAATTCAGTTTGGTTGATGGCAGTTACAAAGTAGATACCAGTGTTGATGCCACTATTGGTTGTATTGTCCCAATAGATCTTATCACCAGTCACATAGTTGTGATTTAAGAGTTGATTGGTGTTTGCACCGACCGTGAACGCTGGGTCATAGGACTGGAGGGTATAAGTAAACCCACCACCGAGTAAAGGTGTCCCAAAACCGTCTACAACCTCAACTGGGGAACTTTTTACAAAGACCTTGTTGTCAGTTGCAAAGATTGGATAGTTAGGTAGACCAGAAGAAGTAATATAGAAGAATTCTTCGTTCTTATCTAAGTAACTATTCTGAATACCAACAGGGAAAGCATCTACGCCTGGGAAATATGAAGAGTTATGAGATGCCTTAGTAACTGTCTTTGTAATTACAGTTGGATTGCTTGGAATTGTTGTGGCAGTTTGAACAACAATCGTATTTGCAAAAACTTTAGAAATATTGGTCGAATCATACTCAATATCTTTGATTGTAATGAGAGATGTATCTCCAGCTTGGTTTTTGATGACCAAAACTTCGTCAACATAGAAAACAACAGAATCGAAGATGTTAATTCTGAAAGTGTTGACGTTTACCTGACTGATATTGGAAATATTGTGACTGGATGGAATATTATAGATCCAGTTGTTGAATTGTGGTAGTTGCCCTAAATCTTTACCGAAAGAAAGGAGTTTTAGGTTGTCACCAATTTGCATATTGGTGGATTGACTTGTATCTGCATCATCAATGACGTTTACAAGTCTGAATTGCATCAAAGATGTCTGACCAAAACCAGCATAAGCATATGCAAGTTTATTTTCAAGAATATCAGCACCAAAAACCAAATCAGTTGTAATACCAGTAACGCCTAGGAACTGATTAATGGTTTTATCGTTATATTGTACGTTTACAAAGTTAGCACCCTTTGTAGGTCTAACAAGAAGACTTCCTGACTGTCCAAATCCAACTGTAGAGTCAACTACAATGGTATTTGATTGAGCACCAACAATTTCAAGTGTTTTTGTCTTACCAGGCACTTGGAAGTTACCATCAAATGACGTAGCATCCAATGATAACTCAAAAAAGTCAGTTTGATTGATTGGTCTGTACTCTACATTGTAGATAGAAGCACTTACAGTACCAATTCCAGCAACATCTTGGAATAAGAAGTTACCAATAGATTGTAATGGTTCTCCACCGAATAAGTTCTCAACTAAAACGTGCTTTGTTTTGAAATATACGTTTGCAGAAGGAGTAATTGTCTTATCAATCGGTTTGAGGAGTTCAATATCCTCGCCATACAAAAGTTTGAAAAGAATCTGATATGAAGCGTCAGTTCCCTTCGACATGTAGAAGTCTTTTGCCCTAGTAAGAATATTAGTGACAGATGTTCCACTAATAAAACTTCTATTTTCAAATCCAGGCAAAAATTCAGTCTTGAATTTTGAAAAGAATGTCTGTAAGAATAGATTACTTAAATTTAATACTAAAGATCCATTTGGATGTGCAGCTGCAACCGTTTTATTGAACTGTAGAAACTCCGCATCATCATCTTTTGATATTTGATCAATACCACTGAATCCTCTGGCACAGTCATCGAAAGATGTTGCAGTTTTAGACTTATACGTTATAATTTCATTTCCAATCTTCAACAAACCGTAAGTATCTGGCCAACCAACTGTTGAAGTCACAAAGATCTGACCATCGCCAGCAAAACAACCACTAGTAAGAGTTGTAGATGGAACTAAAGTCTCATTATTGAACGCACCAATCTTTCTATACTCGGCAAGGTTAGTTGCCAAGTCAACTATACCAGATTGATGTTCCTGAGATATGTAATACTGTTCTAAGAAGTCCTTAAACAGCGGAGACTCTTCGTTAATGAACTCAGGAATCTGAGACTCAATTAAATGAGATATCTTTACTCTTTTAATATCTGTCATTTATCTTGTGTAGATTGATTCGCTAGCGTAACTGGATGTTGTGACGTAGGAAGTAGCAGATGTATTCTCACCAGAGGATACAACGTCAGGAAGTGCCTTTACGGAACTATTAGTAACGTCTAATTGGAGATAGAGATCTTTAAGTGCGATAACGTCATTAGATTGAGGGATTGCCTCAACTTGTATCTGACCATTCGCTAAAGAAGTACCTGTTATATTTACCACATCAAGATTAATCTCTCCGTGAACGTAATCGATTGTACCAGCGTCATTTTTAACAACTAATGGTAGATTGTTTACGAGTTTGAAGAAGATAATTTTACCTACGTCTGTGCCAGCAGTAGGAATATCACCTAAGTAAACTGTTCCAGCAATATTACTGACAGTAAATCCAGTAGAACGGACTCCGTATCCATTACGTTGTTTGAAAAACGCATTTCCGTAGCAAAGTTCGTATGTTGCAAAAGTATTGATCTCAGGAGTGATATCCCTTCTCATTTTTACCTTCGTAATGTTGGAAGTAACACCTCTTGCAGAGTCATCAATCAATCCAACAATTTTGGAGTACTTAAATCTACCACCAAAGGCGTTGATGTCAGATGATTGTGAATATGATGTCAAAGCCTTAGTTACAGATGTAACTAATTCAGTGGCATCTGAAATTGCGTTGCTGTTATAGTAAACAGAACTATCAACTTCAACATAAAGATACTTAAGGTCAATAATTTCTGGTTTGATACCAGCAATCGAATATTGTTTAAGTTGCCTAGAGATATCATCCTTTGTAATTTGTGAAAGGAAAGAACCATTCTTGGGTTTGATGGAAATAAACACTTTTCCATACTCAGGCGGATCAAGTTCCTCTCCACCGTAGGAGGTCACAGATTCAACGTTAGGATACACGAAGGGAATTATACCTGTGTAGTCATTTGCCGTCACTGCACGGTATTGTGAGGAGTATATACGAGGTGCCAGGTATTTGATAGAACTGATATCTTCAATCGAGTCTCCATCTGCTGCAGGCTGTGAAGTTCTGACAACAGAAATACCAGAAGTTACAGGTAATCCTTGATCATCCTCTAAAACTCCAACAAATGAGAATTTTCTAGCCTCATTTCCGAGTTTTCCATTTGTCACAATGTAATTTACAGTAATTCTAGCTCCAGCAGGCGGTTTTTTACCTAAGATACCGTCTCCAAACAGAATTTCGTAATGTTCGTCTTCAATTTCTTGAATTAGGAAGAGTTTTGACGTAGCATCAACTCTTAAAATGTTATCATACAGTGTATAAATCTCTCTTGTCGTAGATTCGACTGTAACACGAATAGAAGTTGTGTCAATATTCGCATTTGGAAGAATAAATCTTTGATTTGGTTGAGAATAATCAATCTGAAAAGTTTTTTGAAGGTAAATTCCTTCGTAAATGCTCAAATTATTGAATCTTGCAACGTTTCCCTCATCAGTTGTAGCAACAAAGTCGTCTGGAATGGAAAAAATGTAAGATCCGCCCTGTTGAGAACCCAAGGCAACCTGTCCAGCCTTCAAAGTAACGATTCTAGTGTCATTATCTCGCATGTTGACAGAGAAATTGACCACTGCTCTAGCAGATCTAGTCGATCTAGGTACATATCCAATGTTTCTAGCAAGTGAAACGACGTTTTCACGCAAAGTCGCACTGTCAAGGAAACATTCATTGACTGCCATGTTGGTATTATAGGCAGTAATGTAACTGTTGTACGCTAAAAGGTCAATTAGAATCGAAAAGTTCGATCCTTCAAAGTCGAAATCAGAAAAATCAGAGTTAGTTCTAAGATAATCTTTGATTTGACCTCTAAGGTCAGCGAAATCTAAGTTTGTAAACTGGTTGAAAGACATTATATTCTAGTTGATTGGAGGATAAAGTCTACATTTTGTCTTATAACTGATAATCCGACAATATCATACCCAATAGTTACGTTTAAATCGTTGCTATCAATAGGATATGAGATTCGACAGTTAACATTATTGATTCTAGGTTCAAAGTTTTCTAATAAAACGTAAATATCATCTTCCAGATTGTATGCAATAGAGTCATCTGGATTCTCAAATAGACTATTTTCAATCTCACTTCCTAAACGTGGGTTGAAAAACCTCTCTCCTAGCTTTGTTCTTACCAAATTTTCAACAGACCGCTTGATTGCATCCTCATTTGACAAAGCACCAATATCACCTGTGACAGGATGCTTTGAAAAACTGAGACTAATATCCCTAAAATATTGTTTAGTGACTAACGGTTTGTCTATTTTTGGCATTATTCACTCAAATTTTGTTTTCTTTTCTCGTCATTAGCGTCATCGCCAACAACTTCACGCAAAATGTCGTCCTTTTTTTCTGGCTTTTCGATAAAACCATCATCAGGAACCGTAAATTGTGTGTTTTTTAACTTCATCACGGACAAAATTATTATCATTATGTATTTAGACACAAAAAAAGACCCTTTTTGAGGGTCTTTAAAAGAATTTTGAGTGATTCTCAGCCAGCAGCTAGTGGAGACTGATTAGAATTGGTGTTTGCGGCAGCCTTTTTGCGAGCTTGAGCACTCACATCGTACTGACCTTTGACACTGCCACTCTTTAAACCAGCGCTTTCTACATTCAATGGTGACTTTGTAGGATCTGAATCCATAACTACTTACCTTTTTTTCTTTTATTTATCAATTTGAGCCCGTAATCGGTCTGGAGAGATACCTTCTGAGAGGTAAAACTCCAATCTGGTCTGTGCTTGATCCTTAGTAAGACCTACATCTTGCTTCGGATCGTTTACACACCACCCAGAAGTACCTAATTCGACTACCTTATACTTAATTTCCATTAGATAATCCTTGTTTTTTCATGTCCAACACGAATTTTTGGATCACACCAGATCTCATAACCCGCTTCTTTTGCATCCAAGCAGAAAGAAACGTCTTCTCCACACATATCTTGGACTTCTCCTGAGTCAAAGACTTGCATTTTAGGTGCAAACCAAGGATACTTCATGTCCTTGTTCTCAAAGACACCGTTCTTGATGAGCAACCAACCGAATCCAGTGTAGTCAACTGTGAAAGGTTTGCGACGACGAGAGATAGACTCAATAGTTTCGTGATTCATAACTCCACCATTCTTGGCAAAGTCCTCTTCTTCCAACCAATGTGCCACGGAAGTGGTCTTTCCATCCTCTG